GCCGTGACGCTTTGGACATGATGATCCGTAATCTTGATAAGTTTGTCATCGACTATGTGATGGACACCAAAATGAGGGACTGTTATTATCCTATTTTGTTAACAGGAAAGAACGACGTTAGCCAATACACAGTGGCAGATGTGCCAGTAGATTGGACGGCGCAAAGTCAGATGGTTGATACTTATGTTCCGCCATTTGCACCAACGTATGTCGTCAGTTCTACTGATCCGCAAACTCCACAGTTCAAGGATTTCACCACAACCTACAACGACCGCGCATCGGAACATTTCGGGTGTCCACACCTGTATATGCAATACCTGAAGATTCGTAGAGATTACTTCCCTGATTACCCGAATGCACGTCTAGCTGCTGCCATCACGAAGATGCAAGGTTATTATGATTTGTATGTAAGTAAGCGCGCAGCGGGGTTGGCTTACAAGATGTCTTTCCTGTACGCTTCGCACGGACCTCTGCTGCCGCCTAGTGAAGTTGGACCAAAATAAAGGAATAAACATGGAATACCAATCCGGAAACATCTTTCTACGCCCGAATCCACTAGATAAGGGTGATGTGTGCGCGGGTCACAAGCACAACTTCGACCATACAACGTTCGTAACTCGTGGCTCCGTGCACATCGTTACAAGCGATGAAGCCGGTGAGGTTTTGTGGGAAAAGACTTTCAAGGCAGGCCAATGGGTTCTTGTAAAAGCTGAGCTTCTTCACGAAATTACCGGCCTTGAAGACAACTCCGAATTCGTCTGCATTTACTCCCATCGTACTCCGCAAGGCGAGGTGGTTTTAGAGTACAACGGCTTTGACGACGCGTACATGTAAAGGGAAGTGATGCAAACTATTACACTAAAGATCGGCTCAGCAGCATCTGGACGGGATTTCTCCACAGTTGCAGCGGCGTGGGCTTCAACACCTAATGACTGGGTAGCGGCAGATGTGTCATACATCTTTGAGATGTATAATGATTCTGAATTTGTCCCCACCGCCGCGTGGACTTTTTCCGGAAAGACTTTGGATGCAGGGCACACGCTGATTATTCGGCCTGCTGCTGGACAAGGTTACAAGGATAACGCAAACCTTCTCAACAATGCGCTACGGTATAACCCAGCTAACGGCGTAGCTGTAAAGTTTTCTATCAACTACGCACAGCACATTGGCGCTGTTGACTGGGTTACAATTGAAGGTTTGCAAATCAAATCTTCAGGCAACGGCAGCATTTCTGCTATTGCAGCCAGCGGGGTTGTTGGTTCCGCAAAAATCAATAATTGCCTTATCGAATTTGCTGGCAGTAGTTCTACTGCAAGGGCGGTTGTGCTCAAGGCTGGTACTCTGCAAAACTCCTATATTATCCTGACAGGGGTGACGGCCACTGGTGCGTATTACCTTTCTGGTGGCGTAGCTCCTATTGTTGAAAATATAACAGTGGTTCGATTGTCGTCGTTGGCAACAGCAACCAAACCAGCATTCGACAGTGATATCGCAGGTTTTAAGATTAAAAACAGTGCCGCATTTGGATGCAGTGCTTTCTCCACTCGTTCGGACTACATCGGTTCTAACAATGCGAGTGACGGAAACATCCTGTTCGGCACGAACAATAAAACCAATCTAGTCTATGCAAATCAGTTTGTTGACACGGTAAACGACTTTAGAGTGAAAGCCGGGGCTGACTTGATTGATGCAGGCACGGCTCCTAGCGCAAGTAACACCTCCACAATCACAGGTGTACGCCAACAAGGTACTGCTGCCGATATCGGCGCTTGGGAATACCCTTCCGTGGTTCAAGCACCTACGGCAACTGTCACCGGAGTTACAACAACTAATCAGGTTGTGGTTGTAACAGGCACTACAACAGGGAATCCGACATCTGGTACAGCCTCATTGGCAGTAAGTTCTGTTGCATACAACTCTGCTGTTGCACAAGGTCCTGTGGCGATCTCTTTGTCGTCTGGTACATTTACAGCAACTTTTAATGCAGTTCCAGCTGGTAGGTATGTATTAAGTTTTTCTGTCTCAAATTCGTCTTACACTGTTTCCGGAACAAACCCGTTGGGGGAAATCGATGTTGTAGGACCGCGTGCATTAAGTTTAATTCAAGATGCACTCACCGACGCGCAAGTATTGACAATTCACGGTACAGTTGAAAAGGCTACGTCTGGTACAGCCATCTTCGTTGCATCTGCTGGCAGTGTAGGCATCCCGCCACAAAATTTGCCGATAACGGTTAATACGACTGTCACGCCCAACACCTTCACTGTCTCTGCAACACTACTTCCGGGAAGCTACGACGCACCAATCCTTACCTTCACGGGAACAGGTGGGACCAGCTTACCGCAAGCCGGAACATCCACTGTGTTGGTCGTAGGTCCGCGTGCGCTGACGGTAGTTCAAGACCCTGTAGACGGGCAGTTGTTGACAATTCACGGTACAGTTGAAAAGGCTACGTCTGGTAAAGTTGTCGTCCCTGTTGATGCTACAAACCCTAACGGGGCTGTAGAGCAAACTGCTGACGTTACGGTCAACACAACGGTTACACCTAACACTTATACTGTGAGTGTGTATCTGCCGCCGGGAAATTACGCGGCTCCGGTTTTGACGTTTTCAAATGCTGTGGGGCCAAGCTTGCCTCAGCCTGGAACATCAGCGGTATCGATTATGGCTATCAGCGGCAGTCCACAAGCCCCTATGCCTACCGCAGTCCCGCCGGCTGATACGACGATCCCTACGATTGTTGGAGTATTGACTGTTTCAAATAAAACAGCAACAAGCTTCACCATCACTTGGCAATCAGCTACTGATGATGTGGGGGTAGCATATTATGAAGTGGCTACAGACGGAACAACTTTTGCGTCTGTTGGTAATGTTCTTACATATAGTACTTTTGCAGCAACACCCTCCACTACGTATAACGTCAAGGTGCGTGCCGTGGACGCAGCCGGTAACAAGGCATTGCCGCTCAGCACTACAGTTGTCACTCCTGCTGCACCAGATTTGATTGCCCCTGCTATGACAGGGACGATTTCTGTCAGCAGTGTTACGTCTACAGCGTTTGTCCTTTCATGGCCTGCTGCAACAGATAATGTTGGTGTTGTCGGATACGAGTATAGTGTAAATAATGCCGCATATGTGGTGTTGGGTAGTGTGCTTACTGTCCCCCTTACTGGCCTAACTGCTGACACATCTTACAGCATTTCAGTCCGCGCTTATGACGCAGCAGGTAACAAGGCAACGCCACTTACCACAACTGTTAAAACTGCCGCTACTACGGTGTTTACGCCTAGCGTAGCACGTACAATTCAGGTCCAAGCAACTGCGCCCAAGTACATCGCAGGTAAGTTTTGGGACATGACTAATCCGTCAAAACCTTTAGGTGCAAAAGACCCAATCTCAACAATTGATATCACTTTTGATTGGAGTGTGTGGCTGGCGGACATCGGTAATCCTTCTATTGCTAGTGTAGTGTTCACACTCAGCGGAGTAGACAATGCCGGAAGTTATGCATCAGGCAGCAAGGCGACAGTTTTTGTGTCGGGCGGTAATGGTAATACCGCTTCAGTGGCTTGCAAAATCACAACTGATTCTACCCCACCAAGGATTGATGAAAGAACAGTATATCTGACAATAGGTGATTTATGAGTATTACTTGTGAGGTTATTGTGAAGCAGTTGGGGGACGTAAACGCTAAGATATATCGTCCCAGCTTCCCTGTAGCTGGAATCAAAGCTACACCAGTAAAGTACGGTATTCGACAATTGGTAAGACTTCAGGGGGACACAACTCCTGATGTTTTTAAAATTTCTTACAAAGAGTCTGGAGCTGTAGTTGAGGATGGAAGGTATGATTTCTCCCTCACACTTCTCTCGGACTCATCTGAGCCAATGTCGAAAATTGCCGGAGTCTACAGCAAAGGTGAAGTCAAGTTTGATTACGCTGGAGAGGGCGTTGTCAACCGTATAGGAACTTTCAAGTATGTTTTGAGTATTATCAACTCTAACGATGACGAAGAAATTTTGCTAACAGACACGTTCACCGTTCGTAAACGACCATAAATTGACAAGATTGTTGCTCAGTGCTATAATTCTGATCTATAGGGAGATGTATGGGAAGCTTCGCAGATTCTCTCAAATCAAACATTCAACGTGTACAACAAGAAGTTAACACTAAGATTAACTTTGTTGCTTACACTCTGTTTTACAAGATCGTCAACAATTCTCCCCACGTACGTGACGGACCTTATGTCGCAGGGCATTTCGTCGCTAACTGGTGGCCTTCTGTAAATGGCTACGACACCACTGTGTCCGGCGCTGTCAGCAATGGCAGCGACAGCTTGGCTAGGATTGACAGCGTAATCAAAGAGTCTAATGCGTTCTTCCAAAAGGACGGATTCGTTACGCTGTCCAACAATCTTAACTACGCTTTCAGGGTGGAGTACGCACAGTTTGGCTGGCCTGCCGGAAAAGACCCTATCAGTGGTTGGACATGGACAGGCATGCGAAGAGTTTATAGCCCTGTGCAAAACTCATTCACTGCTATGAAAGGAATGCTTTAATTGCTGAAACAAGAATTTATTGACAAAGCTACAGCAATACATGGTGATAAATATGATTACAGCTTAGCAGAGTACGGCAATAACGGAAGGGAGTTTAGGACAACTATCATCTGTAAGATACACGGTGCGTTCGAACAAAGGCCGAAAAATCATTTAGCTGGACGTGGTTGTAACGAATGCACGAAAGGCAAATCTGCTGAGATAAAGCGGCTCCAGTCTGCTGAACTTTTTGTGTCCAAAGCTGAAGCCATCCACGGCAAAAAATACGATTACTCTAAGTCTGTATATGTGAACGCTACGTCTAAGTTAACAGTGACTTGTCGAGAGCATGGAGATTTCGAGATAAAACCTAACAATCATTTGTATGGTAAAGGTTGCAGGACATGTGGCCTGTCAGTAAATATGTTATCTATTGATGAGTTTGTTGCTAGTTCAAGAGAGGTGCATGGACATAAATACGACTACTCTCGTGTGAAACTGCAAATGTCTTGTGGCGTAGTGGAGATAATTTGCCCCGATCATGGGGTGTTTTTTCAAGATTATCTCAGGCACACGTACGGAAATGGTTGCCCCGGCTGTAGTAAAACCGGCTACGATACTACGAAATCCGGCAGCCTTTATGTGCTTGAAGCCGGCAACTTGACTAAAATCGGCATTACAAACCGAGACGTTTCTAAACGTGTTGCACAAATCAAGCAAAACACTGGTAAGAAATTTAGTGTTGTTACTCATTTTAATTTCGATAATGGGTCTTACCCTTTGAGGCTTGAAACAACACTTCTGCGTGAACTGCGAGCTATATATAAACAGCCTACAGAAAAATATGACGGATCAACCGAATCCTTTTTTGACGTAGATGTCCCGAAATTGTTACAGCGTATTCGCAAACTTTCTGAGGAATGTGTATGAATATTCGGCAAGAAGTAGAGACTGCAATCACACTGTTTGCAAAAGCTCAGCCAACGGAAGTTCTTGTAGCTTATGAGGGTGTTCCTTTTAATAAGCCGAACAGTACACCTT